AGTGTAGTATAAATTTCATAAATGGCAACAGTTGATCAAGGGATAGAGAAATACGGCAGGTTGTGGCTACCCAAAGACGGACAGGCGATTACGCCGATCCGTATTGAGATGGACGCCTTCCTTCAAGGTCTGACCCCCGAAGAAGGAGGACTTGGAAAAGCCCGACATTACCGAAACATCGTTTCTGCTATCTGGCCCACCTTCCAGTGGCACAAGTGGGCGGAACTAGCCGCACAGGCATTTTGTTCCACTGTTCACGAAGTAGACGAAGTCACAGGCAACCGATTTATCCGAAGCGTGACAGGACTCGCTGGCGGCACCGACTCTGGTAAGTCCTACGGCATGGCGGCGTTTGGGCTAGTCAACTGGTTCTGCGACCCAATCAATACGATGTGCATTGTGGTCTCTACGAGCAAAATCGATGCTAAGCAGCGTATCTGGGCGGCACTGGTCAAGATGTATCGTGAAGCCCGAAACATGGGATTAGCCTCTGGCCGACTCATCGAATCCATGGACATCATCAAGCTCTCCGAAGAAGAGGGAGCTATTATCGATCCTGAAACAGGAGTAAGCGATGCCTCATCAATCATGCTACTAGCAGCGGGTGACGAATACAAAGATGACGCCCAAAAACGGTTACAAGGTAAAAAGAATCGTCGTATCGTGTTGATAATCGATGAGTTACAAGACTGTTCGCCTTCTGTGATATCCCAAGCTGTGTGGGGATTTAAAGGAGCGCAAGAACTTTACATCGTGGGCGCAGGAAACCCCGCCTCCATCTTCGACCCCCACGGGAAGTTCTGCGAACCCATCAAGGGATGGATGAGTGTGGATGAGGACACCCCAAATTGGAAGATACGGGTAGCGGGAATTGAAGGGGTATGCATCCGATTTGATTCAGAGAAAGACAACCCCAACCAGCAGTCGTTTGAGGCTGGCAAAGGACTTCGCTATCCATTCCTTCCCAAGCCCAATGATGTGGCGTTGGCCCGAAAGGAACTCGGAGAACTCAATCCCCAATACTGGAGAAAGTTTAGAGGCTTCTGGCCTCCAGCAGATGCTGACGATTCCACAATCGTCTCAGATATCCTCCTAGCCCGACATGGAGCTATGGATAAGCCTATCTGGGATGGAACCCCGAAAGATATTGCAGGAATCGACCCTAGCTACACCGAAGGAGGTGACCGCTTTGTCTTTACCCATATGAAGTATGGGAAGTTAATCAGCGGGAAATGGGCGATAGCGGTGGAGAAACAATATGTTCTCAACCGAAGGGCAGGATCTCAAGAAGACTTCCAATACGAAATGATCCAGCAAATCAGCGATCTTTCTATTAAATTGGGAATACCAAATCAATGGATGGGGGTGGATGCTTCGGCTGGTGGTATTTTCTGGTCAATTGGAGAACGAGAACTCCTAAAAGGTTGGCATGCAGTAAGTTTTGCAGGAGCAGCATCAGATCTGCCCGTGAGCGCCCAATACGCCATGAGAAACGAAGTCACGGGGAAACCCCAAGTCGGCAAGGAATTGTTCCACAACATGGCTTCCGAACTCTGCTTTGCTGCTCGCTACTTTCTAGAATGTGAACAACTCAAGGGAATAACTCCAGATCTTGCATGGGAGATGACTCAGAGGAAATATGTGCGCCGAACCCGAAAAATCATCATTGAGTCCAAGACCGACATGAAAAAGCGGATAGGGAAATCCCCCGACTTATTCGACTCATTTGCCGTGGGATTGTTTGTAGCTCGCAAAGTATTTGGAGCCATGGCTGGCAGTGAGGCGATTGAAGAAAAGAAACGGCTCAACAAAGAAACCTTCAAGAAGCTTAAACAGTCCTTGACTCTGAGAAAGAATTGGTAGATTCTACTTACCATTTATGGCTCAACTACCGATTGCGGAAGCAGACATCTGCATCTTCCAAGGCGCTACCTTCAATCAGACTTTGTTTTACGAGACGGGCGAACCCTCGGCCCCCGTGGATCTTTCTGGTTATAGCGCCAAGATGCACATTCGGTCAAAGCCCGAATCCAAAGCACTAATTCTTGAATTATCAACAGATAATGGTAGGATTGTTTTAAATGAAGCTACAGGATCTATTAGACTACTTGTTTCCGCGTCCGATACAGAAAATCTCTCAGTCTGTGATAAAGCCGTATATGACCTTGAAATTACAACAGGGTCCATCACAACCCGAATTCTTCAAGGAAACGTCATTATCTCCCCATCAGTCACGCGATGAGCCAGATTAGAATACCAATTCCAACTTCAAGCGTTATTGGGGTTTCAACAACTCCAATTAACACTCCAAGCGTCAATATCCTTCGTGTTGAGCCGTCTATTACTGGGCTTACTGGTGGAACAGCTACAGATCTTGATTCTCTTGATACTGTCAATGGAACGTATTCTGTTGGTATTGTTGTATTTTTGGTTGTCAACAATCTTCCAAAAATTTATCAATTAACAGAGGGAACTGATGCTGAAAATGAACCTTTTATTATTCGTCCCAATGATTACGACAGCCAAACTGGAACAAAACGCGTTTGGAAGCAATTAATGTAAAATGAAATATATTCTTTCACTTATTATCGGTGGAGCCTTGGTTGTTTCGGGTTTTGGTCAAACACGCAACGTCTTGGTTGGAACAAACGGTGCTGTTGTTCAGCCCACAAATTTCTGGAGCGCGGATGCTGTCAATGCCCGATCTGGCTTGGGACTCGGAACGGCGGCAACAAATCCCGCATCTGCATTCCAGCCTGCATCAACAAATCTTACTTCTCTTGCTGGTGGTGATGGATCTTCTTTAACCAATCTTAATATTTCTGGATTTGGATCTATTGCAGTTACAAATATTTCTGGCTTGCAATCGGCTCTTGATGAAAAGCTTGCCACCAACGGAAGTGCGGCAAACCTAACATCATTCCCAGCTACAATTCTTCAAACCACTTCTGATATTACGAATTTCCCTGCTGGTCTTTTAAGAACTAATGGGAGCGCGTTAAATCTTACTAATTTTCCAGTTATTCCTGTAGTAAGCGGTGGAACTGGTGGAACAAATGCGGCAACAGCAAGAAGCGGTCTTGGTCTTGGAACTACAAACACGCTGACAATTGCTGGACTAGTTTCTGATAATCTTACGATTAATTCTGGCGGGGGAATCATTCTTCAGGCGGCATTGACAAATGCCGCAAATTTTAGAACCAACATTGGATTGCCTTGGTCTGGATTGACAAGTGCCGATGCCCCTACTTTTCGCACGGCTTTGGGTCTAGGAACTGCTGCAACTAATCCGTCTTCTGCGTTTCAGCCTTCTAGTGCCACACTTTCAAATCTCGCAACAGCTAATGGCGGAAGCTTAACCAATCTTCAAGCAACAAGTTTGGTTGGTATTATCCCTGCATCAAATATTTCTTCAGTAACATTTACAAATGTTAGCGGAACTCTTGCTATTTCTTCAGGAGGAACTGGAGCAACTAATGCATCTGATGCAAGGTTGAATCTCGGAGCAACTACAGTTGGTAATGCGCTGTTTATAGCAACAAATGCCACTGCGGCCAGAACGGCAATTAATGCTTTGGCTCCAAACGGAGATGCTACTAATCTTACAAATTTTCCCTCTTCACTTCTAAGAGTCGATGGAAACGGATCTAGTCTTACCAATCTAACGGCAGCAAATATTAACGGAACAGTAGCCTTGGCGTCAAATTTAAGTTCTCCCCTGTTGGTTGCTAATGGAGGAACTGGCGCGACCAATGCATCAGGTGCCAGAACGAATTTGGGATTAGGAACAGCGGCAACAAATCCCGCATCAGCATTCCAGCCATCTTCTGCGATATTGAGCAATCTTGCTTCTGGCAGCGGATTGAACATTACCAATATCGCCGCATCCAATATTGTTGGAGCAGTTGCTGTGGTTAACGGAGGCACTGGTGCCACCAACGCTGCAACAGCCAGAACCAATCTTGGATTTACTACAGTTGGCAATTCTTTGGTTACAGCATCAAATGCAGAGGCAGCTTTGGATGTTTTGGGTATTAGCACAAATTATTCAAACACTGTATTAAGCGTTTCTAATTTAAAAATAACTTCATTTCCAGTTGGATCTTCTCTTGGATTTGTTGTTCCAGATTCTGGACAAAATTTAATAGTAAGAGGAACAAATACAACTACTGCTGTTCCTGCGTTTTTTGGTTGGAATGGATTTGTTCAAACAGCATTTTCCGCTGCCGAAGCCCGAACCAATCTTGGTCTTGGTGCCACAAATGCTGTCACGTTTGGACAACTCTCACTTGGATCTGATCTCGTAATTGGTGATACAACAACCACTTGGGGAACAAACAACAGAATCAACTATGAAGAGTTGAGGTTGCAGGGCGGAAACTGGCAAATTGATGATGGTTCGCTAATCATTGGCGGAGGAACTAATCAATCTCTTTATCAAGCTCAAACAAGAACCAATCTCGGTCTTCCTTGGGGTGGGCTAACCAACACAAACGCCGCAACATTCCAGACAGCACTTTTCGGAGCTAATACCAATCCAGTTTTGGTGGACACCAATGGAGAAGTGGTAAGCCCGACCAACTTCTGGCAAGTGGCCCCGCTTACCACGACATTTATCGAATCCCAGCCATCAACCAATTCCACAACCAATATCACGGCAGCGCGATTCCTGCATATCCACAGCCTCAATACCAACATTGTCAACGTCACTAACACTATTGCCTTGCCTACCAATGGATCAACCTACAATGGAGACGTTGCGTTGATAGTCCACCAAGGCCCGACCAATAGTATGACGCGAGTAAGAAGTGTTGGCTCAACCAACGACATTGTCACAATGACTCGCTACAATGAAGCGATTGAATTTGTTTATTACAACAATGATTGGACATTCAATCACAACGAGGCATTTACTGAACCTATTTATTTTGCTGGCACCAATGCCGTAGGCCATGCAGCGGAAAGCAGAACCAATTTGGGATTGGGGGCGACGAACGATGTAACCTTCAATAATGTGACAGCATCTGGCGCTCTCACAGCCACTGGCACAGTGACGGCAATCACAAAT